AAACGCAAGCTAATATATTGGATTCGGCCAATGCGCGCAATTTCAACGCGCCTACTATCGCATTACCTCAAAATATACAGGTGGTTATGCGAGAAGTATGGAAGAAATTTGTGGATGTTGCTATGGTACCTGACGCGAAAACGACAATGCAAAGTTGGCGTCGAACCGGTGCTTTAGTGTTGAACGAGGCTGGTTTTATACAATGGATGCAACAATCAACGCCAACGTCACGTGCTTCATTAGTGCGTTTGCTTGAGGAAAAGCAACGTACTTTGCCTGAGTTGCGCATAGACGAGTACATAGGTATGGTTAAATCCGATGTTAAACCAACGATTAGCGAGAAGCCCAATTATGTGATGACGGCAGCACAAATTATCGTGTACCACGATAAAGTGATCACAGCTTTCTTTAGCACTATTATCCGTGAGATGGTGACACGCTTCCAATCTTTATTGAAGCCCAATTACATGTTAATGATACGTAAGAGTAACGAAGACTTGCAACGTTTCATTCAATGTAACCATCCGTTCTCTGCTCAAGGAGATATGGTAGAAAAAATGCTGCATTATGTGGAAAATGATTTTTTCCAAATATGACAAATCACAAGATAAGCTTGTCTTTGAATTGGAAGCCTATGTATTTCAAGAGCTTGGTTTCAGTCACGAATTGGTTGAGAAGTGGCTGGATGGGCATATTGAGTGCAAAGTGCGAATTCCAGGAAATGGTATTAGCTTTGACGTTGATTATCAACGTAAGTCGGGTGATGCCACTACTGCGTTTGGCAATGGTTTGCTAAATATACTTTCTGTGACATATGCATACGAAGGTTTGGAACCTGTATGGGCGGTGTTTGTAGGCGATGACTCATTGATTTGTTCTACCCAAACGGTCCATAACGAAAGTGTGCGAATTTTACAAGAAGTATTTAATTTACAGGCGAAGATGTATATTACAAATGCGCCTTATTTTGCTTCAAATTTTGTTATTATTGATTATCAGACTGAATCAGTACGACTCTTGCCTGATCCGATTAAACGCATTGAGAAATTATCCCAACCGGTTGCTGCGGAAAATCCAAATTGGTCTGAACGTTATCAGAGTTATGTGGACGTAATGGGAGCTTATCGTAGTACAACATTCACAAGTAAATTACCTACGAAGCTGGTCGAACGTTACGAACGACTAGACGTGATGACAGCGAGCATGGTATCAGATGCTCTAGCAACTCTCACAGAATCCGAGAAGAAATTCCGTAATGTCTGGGAGGATATGCCTACCTGTGTGGGCAGATAAATTTAAAGATTATATTGATTATACCACTCGAATACAAAAGTGGAAAAAAAAAAAAAAAAAAAAAAAACAAAGACGCACGATGGAAACAAGAATGGAAGAGGGGCGGGTAAGGAAAGAGTATAGATTCTGGAGAACGCGGAAGAAAG